ATGCTTTCAAGGCTTGGTAATAAATCTAAACTCATGAAGTACATCCATCCATACTTCCCGCCACACAAGATGAGGATAGACCTATTCTTTGGCGCTGGAGGTGCGTTTTTTGGATTGCCAAAACCTCAATATTCGATACTTAATGATCTTGACGATGATGTCACTAATTTCTATTTCATCATCCAGGAAAGAAAGGAGGAATTCATTTATGAGTTTTTGAAAATGCCAATCTCTTCATCACTGGTGAGGTATTGGAAAAACCACCAGGAGACAGATCCCTTAAAGAAAGCACTTCGTTTTACACTTCTCTCAAATTTCACATACTTAGGAAAAGGTGATACCCTTCGGCTGGGTTTATCCGACCAAAAGAAAGTGATGATTCAAAAGATTGATCAGGTATTCCTTGAGTTGCAGAGTGCCAAACTCTGCAACTACGATTTTAGGGAGGTAATACCAAAGATTGAATTTGCCGACAGGATTAGTAGAAAAGAGAAAGCTTTCGTGTTTATGGATCCTGTCTATCTCGACTCAAATCACACATACAAGGTTCCTAAATGGAAAAAAGATGACACTTTGGATTGCCTCGATCTTATGATCACGTGCGGAATAAGAGCAGCAATGTGTGAGTTTGACCACCCAATTGTTATTGAGGAATCAAAAAAACGCGGACTGAACATTATTCCAATAAAGGAACGACGAAACATCAAGAAGCGCTCCACAGAGATTTTAATAACCAATTACAATAACCATTCTCTTTTCAATCAAAACCCACCTTCATGAAACGTCAAAAAAAATCATTCCTCGACTGTAGCGATTACTTCTGTGGTGCCGGTGGCACCGGCCAGGGCGCTAAAGCCGCCGGGCTCGAAGTAGTCATGGCCGCTAACCACTGGAGACTTGCCACAGAAACCTACGAAACCAATTTCACCGAAGCAAAGGTCTACTGTGCCGATATCACCGCCAGTGACCCTCGTTATTTTCCTTCCACCACCTTCGGGCTATTCTCCCCGGAGTGCACCACTCACTCCCCTGCAGGCGGCAATCACTACGCAAGCTTCAAAAAGCAGATGGACCTTTTCGAGAAAGGCACCATTGATCCAGCAGCCGAAAGATCCCGGATGACCATGTGGGATGTCGTTCGCTTCACAGAATACCACGATTATGAGATTGTAGTCGTTGAAAACGTCGTAGAAGCTAAAACCAGATGGCCTCTCTTCGACAACTGGCTTCAGTCCATGCACACATTGGGCTACTCTCACGAGTGCCTGTATATCAATTCAATGCACTGCCACCCCACTCCACAAAGCCGTGATCGCATGTACGTGGTTTTTTGGAAAAAAGGAAACCCAAAGCCCAACCTCAATTTTACTCCGGAGGCACATTGCAGTCATTGCGACAAAGTGGTTAACGCCTTCCAGTGGTGGAAAAATCCCTCTAAAAAATGGGGAAAATACGGCCCCAACGGACAGTATCTTTTCAGATGCCCCGAATGCACCAATATCGTCGAGCCATTCTATCATGCAGCCTTCAACATCATCGACTGGACCATTCCAGGCAAGTCCGTCATCGATCGCAAAATTCCCCTCTCCAAAAACACTATCAGGAGAATTGAGTATGGCTTGGAAAAATACGGTGATACAGCCTTGGTGATTGGGAGCCGGTACAAAGCAGGCATGGAGTGCCGTGTGAAGCCTACCACCGAAGCGCTAGCCACACAGCCCACCCAGGCCTCACATTCATTTGTCTTCCCCTACTTCATCAAGACAGACAATTCCAATGGCAAGGATGCAGTGGCCGTTAGATCCGCACTCAATTCATTCCGTACACTCACTACCTCAGACCCCCACGGCGTAGTTCTCCCATTCGCAGTGGAGCTCACCCGTACCGGCAAGGCCCGGAGCACCGCACAGCCAATCAGCACAGTACTCGCCGGTGGCAATCACCATGGCGTTGTTCAGGCTCCTATTCTGATTGAAAATAATGGACAGTCAAATGCCAGGCCATCATCCAAGCCACTCGCATGTGTCACTACTGAGATGAAACATGGGGTAATTAACCCTGAAGCCATGCAGAGCTTCCTGAGCTATTACAATGGCGGCAGCGACATGGCCAGTTATATCACCGAACCAGCTGGCACCGTCAGCACCAGGGATCGCATAGCTCTCGTTCAGTGCAAAAAGCCAACCATCGAAGACTGCACCTATCGCACCATCCGCCCACATGAGGTGCATAAGGCCATGGCCTTCCGTGATGATTACGTTGTCCTTGGCAATGGCAAGCAGCAAGTGAAGCAGCTCGGCAATGCCGTCACACCACCCGTTCAGGAGTGGATTCTCAACAGATGTAAAGCAACTCTATTATGAAAATCACCCGACAGCCCATTTACCATCAGCTAGATCCAGGATACGGCGGATACATGTCAGTACACTTAGGCTCCGGATCAGATCTTGTAGTGCTCACCACACCGGTGAGCACCCTTCCCCCGGAAGAGCACTCCAGGCTACTCACCCAGAAAATTCGACATCACCTAAACAGAAACCCTGCATGAACACATCAAAAGACATTATTAGACAAGAAAAACTCCTTAGTTGGCTAAGAGGGAAAATCAGTTTAGCTGAAGCGGAAGGAAAAGAAATGTTTATGGGAGTCCCTGACGAGTGGTATGAAACGGGCCTTCATTGCTGCAACAATGGGCATATAGGGAAAATGTACCTTAAAAGTGAAGATAAAGGCGCTCTATGTCTAACATGCCACCAGCCCAGCCATATTTTCCCATCAGATGCTACGCAGGAGGATTTAAATAACGCGCTATCCTAAAAATTACAGAAATGGAATTCCAACGACTAAAACAATCATTGAAATGACAGTTGAAACTTATAAATGCGTTAAAACTAGCTACAATTCCAACATGGGAACAGAATGTTGGAGCAATGAGACAACAATATTCTACTCTGACAGAAATGGATGGGTGAAAGTTGGCGATGAAGTAAAACTAGAAAGAGATGATAAAGGCTTTTACCGCAGCGTATGGGTCAACGGTGTGTTAAAAACAGTTGACAACTTTGGAGACATTCACGGGATGAATAAACTAAAGCAATTGGCCCATACCTATACAACCATGGTCATTAATGAAGTGATTAAAGCACGAGAAGATCAAATCTTGAATATTCTTAAAGAACATGGTTTTGAGTTTAAAAACAGAATCGAACTGGCGCAATTTGCTAAGTCAAGGTGTACCGTTGAGAAATACCCCAATAGGCTCAATGTCCTGAGAGTGGATGGAGAGTTTATTTGCGATTGGTGGGATACCTCACGATTTGTGAACGATGATCCACTGACTTTTTCAGTTATTATAGGAGAAGCCCCAGGGGAGCAGCAAGTTAAACCTCGATCAATATGAGTGAAGAATTTTATTTTATTGAAAGGGCCATCAAAACATGGATAATCGAGCATGAAGCTATTGCAAGGTCATGCAGATCAGGCGTTGGAAACGCGTGTAAAGGCCTAACTGAAAATGATAGAATCCACCAAGCTGAGTTTTCAGAGAAGTTTGTCCGTCAATCAATGCGCACACTTGACCTCATTGCGGACGCACAGAAATTAATAGATAAACACAAAAATTTAGAATTATGAACAAGGATTATAAAGAAACGAAAAGCAATGCATTTTATACAGCGGTAGTGCTTATTGTTGCATTATGGTTAATGTGGTTTGCTTCTATTGGATTACTTAGCGAACTATGTAATGGAGATTACTTTTGGTGGAGAATATTAGCAATATACCCCTTTACAATGGTAAATATAAAAGTGAGCGGTTTAGTATGGAGGCATTACCGCTAACAATCACAGGTTATTCCTTAGGGAAAATGTACCTTAAAAGTGAAGATAAAGGCGCTCTATGTCTAACATGCCACCAGCCCAGCCATATTTTCCCATCAGATGCTACGCAGGAGGATTTAAATAACGCGCTATCCTAAAAATTACAGAAATGGAATTCCAACGACTAAAACAATTGATCCATGCCGGTCTAAGAGACGGGGTTAAGGACGAAGACAGGTGGAAAGTCGCTCAGCTTGCCGCTGAGTGCGCTGCTATCCATATACAAGCAGCCGAGAAAGAGGTTGACTGGTTAAAGAAAAAAATAAGTGTGATTGAAAATGATTTCAAGGAAGCACAGAAACCTATCCTCGCTAAGGATTTGGAAATCAATCTGTACGATGATATTCAAGGGAGAAAATGTCTCATGCTTTCACATAAAAACACTATCCTAATGGATGTTTATATCCAAATGAAAGAAGAATCCGTGACAGCTAAAACAAAGAAAGATGATAGAGCAAATTAAGGAAGCTACGAGACAAACACAGCTGCATAAACGCCGGATGAATTAGTGAGAACAATTAGAAAAATTATGGAACAGATAAAAGTTGGTGATTTATTGGTATCAAAGCTGAATCCCGATGCTGACCCAGTAAAGTTTGTTATGGATTTCGGTGAGTCAATTGGGATTCAGTTTGTTAGTGGATCATCAAAAGGGATGAGAGCGGTCTTTAGCAAAGAGATTTGGAAAAAGCATTTGCCTTAATTTGAGCTAAGCGCCACGACGGAAGTGGCGACTTAGCGGATGTTATCGTTCTTCTCCCCATCCCCTATCTTTGCGCTCATGAACGTCTCACAAGTCATTATAGGCCAATTCTGCACCCATCAGGGACAATACTATCAGCGAGATATCACCGGAGCCCGCCAGGTAGATCACACCGGAGCGCTCATCAGAGGTGGCTCCAGACTTGATCTCAGCACTACAGTTCAGCCCTGGACACCCACCGTCTCCCCCTCCTGATCTCCCATATTTCCAGTTTCCTCCTTTTATGCCCAACAGCCCGCGCAGCGGGACATACTACCTCATTGCGTAGCAATAGCCTCTCTTTTACCTTTTTACCCTTTTACCCTTACTATAATACAATTATACCCTTTGCATTGCGGCTAACATCTGCCCGTTTTGCATCCTCCCCAAACCCCACAACTATATTAACCTATATTTTTTTGTTACTTTGTTACAAAATAAAAAAGAATAAAGTAAAGCTTTTGAGTATCAAGGCTTTAGGGTGTAACAAATCATCATTCTCGTTTGTAACTAAAATCGGCTTGTAACAAACTTTTTGTAACATCTCCCAAGGCTCCACCTCTGTAACAAAACGATACCCACCCTGTTACAATTCTAAAAACACGTTTGTTAACACCCTTTCCCACTCATTATTAGTATCTTAACTATTGTTTGTGTCAATGTTACAGAGTTACAGAAAAAGTACTCACTTATACACTCATACAAATTCTCCTATCACCTCTATTTTTCATTGTGTGGCACTTCACAGATCGCCAGACCTTCAAATTGTACAATCACCAATCTCACCACGGACTACTTGTCGCATAACCACGGAATTACTACCTTTATGTAACCAAATCACATTGCATGAAAGTCCTGCTAGACATCAAATCCGAGTTGCTGAGATCATACCTCAGACACATCTTTGAGCCGTTGAAGGAAACTCCTGGCGGTGCATCAGTTAGTTTTAAGGCCACCCGGAAGAATACATTTGGGACCCTACTTTGTGCCCTGGTCAGATACAGCAATCAGCGAAGCCCACACATCATCACTCCATCCACCGTTTGTTTCCAGCTCCCCAATTGCTCCAGCTTGCACAATGCCCCTAACTACCATCTCTACTATACTGTGGAGGATGCCAACAAATTGAATGATCTCCTGGAGTCTCTATTCAATATTGCTTTCGATCAGTACTACCTCCAGGGCATTCACAAAGGCTATCAAAAAAAAGACATCATCACTTCATTCATCGTCACTCGTCAGCTTACCGGCCTGGAGGATATTTCCGGTTCTTTGAAAAAGCGGCAGTACAGACAGGAAGCAAAGGCCCTGGCAGAGAGAACCAGTCAGCTCATCAATAGAGCTTACGATCGTCATGATCGAATCACCCATTTTGATCCTTCAAAAGTCATTCAAACCCGCCAAAAAATTATTTGATCAAATTCCCGTGATTTCGCCGGAAATATGCACTATCCCCTAAAACACATAAAACCATGATCGATCGTATTGATAATATCTGCCAAATTGATTATGTCAGCATCAATAGTATCCGAGAGATGAATTTTTCACTTGAAGACCTCACTGTGTCTCTCTTATTATATACAGACTGGTTGACATTAGATAAATCTCCAGGCGGTTCACTTATCATCGAGAAGTCCATCACCGATGGTGGGTATAGTTTTGATACCACGCTATCCACATCCATGCGTTCCACGCTACACATAGATGCCCTCGTAATACTACGTCTCACGCTGGAGAGTGGAGCTGAGTTAATCCTAGGTGATGCGTCTCTCCCGGTCAGACTATTGGTCTCCACGAGTCTCCAATCAAAAAGCCTCTCCCTATCTCATAGATCCTGGCACTACCCATTTACCTTGATTGTAGAAGGTTCATCCAGCGCATCCGGGGGCATCTAAGCCACGCAATTCCCTATTATTCAAGTCCTTTCACCCCATATCCTCCTTTTTATCATTGCTTTAGGTATTCTCATAAAACCAAAAGCACATGCCTCTATCTGCCAACTGGCAAATTCTTCTTCAGGATCAACTAATGCGAGGAATCTTTTTCATGCATCCTCAAATGGCACTAGGGATGGTCAAGCAGTTCAGCGAGTTTGCTATCAAAGAAGCTTCTCTTGAGGAATTAAGAGCAGATTTCCAGCTTTTGGCCATGGATCACAATGGCGATGAGTACAGTGTTTATGATGAGGCGCCTCAAGGCAGCGTTGCCAGGTTTCTTATCCATGGACCAATGCTCAAATATGGCACGTGGTATACCTACGGCACTTTAGAAATTGCCGACAGGATCAGAGAGGCGGGATTGCATAAAAACATCTCAGCTATAGTTATCGACTATGATACAGGTGGCGGAGTGGTTTCATCAATTCCCCCACTATCTCAGGCTATCGCTGATGTGAGAAAAATGGGAAAGCCTGTTTTGGCAGAGGTAGATCTTTGCTGCTCAGCTGGGTTGTGGTCCGCTGCTGATTGCGATTGGATCATTGCCAAAAACAGCCTATCATGTGAGATAGGATCCATTGGGGTGATGGCTGACTTCTGGGACATCGCACCCTACTACGAATCGCTTGGTTTAAAACACCATAGGATAGAATCAAATCTATCAGAGGATAAAAACAAGCCATTCAACCTTGCACTCGCTGGTGATTATGATCTGATAAAAACAGAAACACTGGATCCACTCGCCCTCAAATTCCAAAATCACATCAAATCCAGAAGAGAAGGCAAAATAGATGAGTCAGCGCCTGGTATTTTAACAGGCCGCACAGTCTTCGCTGAGGATGCCCTCAAGTACGGTCTTATAGATGAGATCGGCACCGGACACACCGCCATCGAACGAGCCATTCAGCTCACTGAAGTAAAAAACTTTATTAACACTTATAAATAATTCGAATTATGAACCAATTGCTCACCGTTATAAAAATTTTCCTCGGCAAAGAAAAATTTGCAGAGAAGGACGGAAAAGCTCACCTCACAGATGATGAGCTCGCTAAGGTCAAATCAATGTTCGGTGAAGAAACAGCCAAAATTGTCACCGATGCTTTGGCCAATGGTAACAACTCAGATGCCGAAGGGAACTCTGAGATGGCAAAGTTGATCGCAGCTCTTGCAGATCAATCACAAAAACAAACTGCAGATTTCCAGAAGAAAATCAATGCACTTGCTGATGACAAAGACAAACTCAAGGCACTCATTGATGAACTGGCTGGAAAAGAAGAAGAAGACCCCGAACCTGAAATGGGAAAAAACCTTGCCCGAGATACCGCGAAACCTACCATTATGAAGGTTTCAGGTAAAAACCCTGTATATGCAGCCGCTTACGAGTTTTTGGAGACTGGACGCTCTTCAGTGAGTGCAGCCAACGAAAACGGAGATACCATCGATGTATCCGAACTGAAAGCCGAATTTGGAACCTATCTGAATACCCAGCGAAACCTGGACATTCTCAGAAGAATCCTTACAGGCTTCACTACCGCTAAGTACATGACCACCAAGATGGCCCTCACTGAGTGGAGAGCTACCCAGGCGATCATCACCAGTGTGGTTCAGCAGTTCTCTCCCAAGTGGACTCCAAACGGAAAAGTGAAGTTCCGCCCTTTGGTCATCAAGAACAGAAGGCAGAAAATCAACTTTCCTATCGTCCCTGCAGATGTGCTGGATTCTTATTTGCTGTATCTCTATGATGAAGGCCTTCATCCTGATCAGATGCCTATCACCACTTACATCATGAATGTAATGGTACTTCCTCAGGCGCTTCAGGATATCGAACTCCGAATGGTTGCCAAAGGGCGCTATGAAGAGCTTGACTGGTCAGGTGTTTCTGATGGTGATGCGGGTACTCCTCCAGAGGATGGTTGTGATGGATTCGAAACCATATTGGTTGATAGCAAGCCTCTCAGTGGCACTGCCAATGACACCTTTATCAATTACTTCCGACCAACTGTGACGTTCAATTGGGTCACCGCCACGGACCAGCAAGTACTCGATTTCATCAATGCGTTCGTGGATTGGATCAATCCACAGTATCAGACGATGATGGCGCCGGTTTTCTGCTCGCTGGACGTGTATAAGCGCTACAAGCGCGCGTACAAGAAGATTTGGGGCACAGGCTCCGGTCAGGATGGCGATTTCGGAAAGGATAAGATTGATTATTCAAACAACGTCCTCATTCCATTGGATTCCATGTACCGATCACCGATCATTTTCTCCACACCGAAGGAGAACTTCATCAAACTTCGTCACAAAAACGAAGTACCAAATGTGATCAATGATGTACAGCGATTCAATTACCTGGTCAAACTCTTCGGTGAGTTCTGGTTCGGGGTTGGTTTTGCGCTTGGTGAGGCAGTTTTTGCCTACGTGCCGGATGGTTACGATCCTAAAGCTTCCATCAAGGGAGCTTGGGGAGACTTTGATGACTATCAGGGATACATAGGAGAAAGCGACGGATCATCCGGCGGTGGACTCTAATCATTAAAAAACACTCCCTTTTCACGGGGAGTGTTCTTTCATTTTCTCACATCAATTCTTAATAAAAATGTCTTATAGCAACGTATCTATACCAAAAATTCCTGGCGCTGGATCTCCATCGGGCAAAGAACCAAACGTTCTGTTCATCAAGGTGAGTCAGATTCTCAAGGAAGACGGTTCGTACACCGGATTTCCCACGCGAGATGGAGTAAAATCAGCTTCTGCCCTCACTCTCAAAGAGGGAGAAGCGGCTGTGGGTGTATACATTATCCCCACCACCATAAACCGTTTCGATTCCTCCGAAGGAGATGTCGATAAAAAAGGTTGGCTGCACAATTTCATTGGAGAGCATCCGGGGGACGAAACTCCCTTCGCAGATTTCATGCAGGACAATCTCAATGAGGATTTCGTCATCATCACCAGAGAGTGTGGTGATAGCAATGGCACCAGGCTTCACGGCACGCCGTGCACACCTATGCAATTTGCAGCAGAGGGTCAGGACTCCAATGAGGGTAAGATTACCACCCTCACCTGTGTCACTACCCAAAGATTGAAATTCAAAAGCATGCACTACGTTCATGACCTGCCTGACATTGCAGCAGATTATGAAACCGGATCCTCGGGATCAGGAGGTCTCTAAAAACAACTTTCGCTTCTTTCCATTCACTCACCTCCCCGTAGGTGAGTGAATTTTTCCTTTCACCTTTTTCCATATCAATCATGTCCAAATCAAAAAAATCAAAAAAGGCAACCACCTCTAAGACTAAAGCTCCTGTTCAGGGATCTTCCACCATGGGAGGTGTTGATGATGTTCAGGGCTCATCTTCTGGCGGCATAGACACTCAGGAAGCTGTCGAATCTCTTCGGATAGAGCATGACTATGAGTTAGCGTCCGCATCACGTATTACCGTGGTTATTCCTTACAAAGCCTCACCAGCCAAAGGCAAAGAATTGCTCTTTGCCCTTAGAGCGTGGGATAAGTTTATACCAAACTGCAGGGTGATCATTATTGGTGATGATCCGGGCCCCTCCATTCGTACTACCGATAGCCCATTCGGTGACGATGGAGTAATCCATTTGGAGCATACGCCCACCTCTCCAAACCCTCAGATAGACGTAGCTCAAAAGCTCCTGTTAGCTTGCGAATCACATCTGGTAAATGATTATTTCATTCTTTCCAATGATGACATCTATCCCGTATGTCCCATCACCATCACAGACATTGATATGCACGTGGCCATGGGCCGCTTAGGTGTTCGTGGCGCTGCTGGTAGTATGTATAGATCAAACTCCGCAAACACGCTAAATGCCCTTCAAAAAGAAGGGATAAAGTCCCCGTTTGATTTTGCCACACATACCCCTTCAGTTTTTTGGAAAAAAGAGCTGAAAGAGATAATCCTCAGATTCAAAGCCACAGAAGTGGGCCACCTGGTAGGTACTCTCTATTTCAATGTGGTTTGGAAAGATCACAGACCTATCATTGTTGACAATGGCATCAACGATAAGCACGTCGGTGCTAAGCAGTACGTTGCCTCAGTGTTCAAGAGTGGCACCAAACCTGAGCTGATTAGACGGGTTTTTGCTGAACGGAAATTCATCAACAACAATGACAGTGGATGGGATGGTGTTCTCCCGTTTCTCCGAAAGACTTTCCCTGACAAGTCACGCTTCGAATCATGACACACTCAGAAGTAAAAGCCTTATTCGAATCCCATGGTCATAAATTCTATGATCATGGGGTTTACAATGTGAACCTTTTCGGTATTCGCTCAAAATCCACCCTGGTGGATCAGTTTGACGATGTATTGGGGATTGCCTTCCGGGATGACTTTGGCAATGGCATCGTACTTGAGCACCGTGGCACCACCAAGCCGGGATTGTACTGGCTTCGTGAGAAAATGGGCAATCACCAGGGCACCTTTATTTTGGCTCCCGGCCAGTATCCCAGATGCTGGAAAATTGCCGAGCACAAAGGGTATGAAGCCTTGGTTCAGGTAGGTAGCCCCTTTCGGGGTTGGAGAGATGCCAACAAGGATGGTAAGCTGGACCCCAATGGAAACATACACCGGGATGTCACCGGGCTCAATATGCACACCACGTCATTCAAGAGCGACGTAGAGGTGGTTGGGGCCTACTCAGCCGGTTGCCAGGTTCGTCAAAGGGCTGATGATCACATTGTCGTCATGTCAATACTTAAGCGAAGTGCCGAACTATACGGAAATTCATTTTCATACACCTTAATAGACGCATCATGAGCGATAAAAAACCATTTAAAGAAACCATAGTAGCCCAGGTGGGCAAAAGCCTACTTAAAGGAGTCACCAGGTCTATCCCAGTAGTGGGAGACGTGGTAGAAAACATCACAAGCGAGGATGGAGGAAAAGGGAACGTAGACTATCGTAAACTAGCAACACAAGTCATCAGAATCATCACTTTCGGTGTGTTGGTCTGGCAGTTTGTAAAAGGAAACATCCCATTGGATCAGATTCTAAACTTTTAATCAGAAGCTTTGATTGGTGGTTGAGTCGGGTGCTGAGAAATCACACCCGATTTTTTAATTAAATACATCAATGCGAAACCTACCATTATCACCACCCCCGCGTATAACTGCCAGGCCTGCACACCCTGCACCGGCCAAAGCCACCCCACCTCGAAAACCCTTCAGAGAGCAATACCCATTCCTTTCTTCACCCGAGTGCCCACCAGAGCTTAAAATATTAGCCACTCAAAAATTCACGGCCTACCTCGCCTACAAGGAAGCCCATGCACAGCTTTTTGATTGCACCACTCTGGACGAAAGTTTTCTCACCGTCAAGCAGCTTGTAGAAAACTACATCGAGAATCAATCCATCTTCAACGAACTCAAATACTATGGCGAGCACGGTCATGTTCTTGGCAAGCACCCGGTATTCAAAGAGTACCAGGAGATCAGGAAGCTACGCCAGCTAAATCCCGTCGAACTTTATATTCTGCAAGAGAAGCTCCGGCATAACATCTGGCGCATTCAGCATCAACTCAAGTCCAGCAAGCAGCCTCACTTGCGCGTCCAGAGAGAGCGGCGCTTGCACCAAAAACAAGCCCAGCTTCAGGAGATCACCCGATTGATAAAGCAGTACACCAAAACTTAACTTATAAGTGAACTAACCCTCAGTCCTTTCCATGATTTACCGCTTTCATAATTTCACTATACCATGTCAAAGATCAAGTCCCTCACCATTGAAGGGGTAAGAATCCCCCTTTCCACACCCTGCCAGGCAACCCCAGGCAGGCAGATCACTCCCGCTTGCTCCATCATCCTTCAGAGAGATGACTGTGCCCGTGGTGAGATTCAGCAGCTTTATTGCACCACATGTGCCGAGGTAGTTTTTCAGAATGTAATCCGATGACGTCATGAAGCATAACCTCGAAATCACAGAAGAAACCGGAAATATCATTGAGAACCTGGCGTCGCTTGCATACACCACAGCCGAGATGGCCATCTATTTCGATGTTGACCCAATCGTTTTTCAGTCACTGGCAGACAATAAAGAGTCAAAAGTCTACTACCATATCAAGCGTGGCCAGACCATCGGCATAGCCAATGAGGAAATGGCCCTTCTGGATGAAGTTGTGTCAGGAAAAAAGAAAGCAGAGGCCTCCAAAAGACTTCATGAGATCCGTCGAAATAGGTCGTGGGATATTTCCAAAATTGACATCTTCGGAGGCTTTGAGGACTCCCGGTCAGGCCGGGAATCATTCGAAAAACTCAAAGATTACATCGAGTCAGGATCTATCAATAAACTCTCTGCAGAGGAAGCCATATACATTGAGGCACTCACCCTGTTCAATTCCATGACTCGTAAATATGGTCGTCGAAACACCATCAGGTTTTTCACCGGCCCTCCTTTCAATCTCAAGTATACGCGTGCCTCGGAAATGCACGATGAGGCAATCAACCTCTTCTATACCGATCGAAATATCGAAAAGAAGGCCCTTCGAAACCTCAAGGCAGACCAGCTGGAGGAAGCGGCCATTCTCGCGCGTGACATGGCCCGGTCATCTAAAGACCTGGATGTATACGGAAACCTGATCATGAAAGCCGCCAAACTCCAGGAGCTGGACCGGCCAGATATCGAGAAGCTCCCTGCCGATGTATACATGAAGCCAGTTAGGGTTTATTCCCTGGACACCACACACATTGGATTGCCTCTCATCAACCGTCAGGAGCTCGCAGAGCAAATTGAAGCGCTCGAAATCCCCGAACGTGACAAAATGAGATTAACACAGGATGCACTCATGGCACCTTTCAATATTGAAGACACACTCAATGGCCTGGAGGAAGAAAGTAAGCATTGATAGCCAAAACGTAAAGCCAACTTTTGCAAATTGGCTTTCGCAGATGTGCATGATGATCATGCCACGGTTTTTCTACGTCATCGCCGGTCGTGGATCATCCAAAACCACCGATTTCCAGGTGGAGCGCCTTATCGAAATGATGTTCGATATGCCCGGAGCCCCGGTGTGTTGGGTATCAGACTCATACACAAACCTCCAGCAAAACGTCCTGCCTACGGTCATGGAAGGCTTAGCCCTCAAAGGATTCTATGAGGGGGTTCACTATGTCAAAGAGAAAGCTCCTCCGGTGTTCACTGAAGCGGAGAAAGCAGACCTCTCACCAGGTATTCGCGAACACTTCTGGAAACCTTATAATCAGTTCGCAGGGTATAAGCACACCATCATATTCTTCACCGGTCTCAACATTACTTTCGCTTCTCTGGATAGACCCGCTTCTCTCGCCGGTCGAAACTATGTACACGTATTTGGGGATGAGGTTAAGTATTTCCGCGAGGATCGCATTTCCAATCTGCTCAAAGCGGTCAGAGGGTATCGAGTCAAGTATGGAAACTCCGTGTTCTACCGTGGCCACACCATGACCACCGATATGCCAGACACCACCAAGATCGGCCAGTACGATTGGATTCTCAAACAAGGCAAAAAGATGAGCACCAGGATGATCATGCTCATCCTCAAAACCGCCTTTGTGGTGAACGAGTCTTTGCAGGAATACCTTGTGGCTTGTGAAGAGCTGGAAGCATCCAGCACCAAAAGCGTCGAGCTTCGCGAAACCAAAGTCAAAAAACACCGCACATGGCAGCGCTGGAAGGAGCGTTGGACTTCCCTCAGACTATTGCCGGATAGCCACACATTCTTCTATATCGCATCCAGCTTTGTCAACGCCGATATCCTTACGCCTGCTTGGTTCAAAGATGCCTTCGAGTCAGATTTCAGCGACAATAAGACGGCCATTCTGAGCATGAAACCTCGGCTGGAGTCTGGTGATTTGTTTTACGCCAATATAGAGCCTCGGCACTTTTACGAGGATGGCACCAACGATATGTGGGCAGATAAGTTTGGCCTTTCTGATCAGGAGGATTGTCGCATCCTCAAATATCACGACCTCACTAAGGCCATTGATGGTGGTGCCGACTTTGGCAACATGATGAGCCTCAGTCTGGCTCAGATGCGTGGAGCTCATTATCGGGTTACCAATTTTATATATGCGCTCTCTCCGGAGTGGACACGCCAGTGGGCAGATAAGTTTATCGCATTCTACAAACCACATAGGGAAAAAATCCTCAACCTCTATTACGACCGTGCTGCCAACAACTACGCCAAACAAGGGCAGGATCTGGCTAACCAGCTAAAAAAAGACATCGAAAGGGATGGTAATGGCAAGCCCACTGGCTGGAAAGTTATCCTAATGTCAGAGGGACAGGGCAATATTGACCAGGATCTGGAATACAACTTCATGCAGGAGCTTTTCAGTGAAAGCAGAAAAGGCCTGCCAAAAGTCCTCATTGATAAGCACAGATGTAAGCCTGTCATGTGTAGCCTGGAAAACGCCCGAACCCGGGTAAACAGGAAAGGAAAAATAGCTAAAGACAAGAGCTCAGAGCAGCTCCCTGTTCATAGGCTTCCCTTAGAGTCTACTAACCCATCGGATAGTTTCAAGTACCTCATGATGAGGAAGACATGGCGCATCCTCGTTTCTGGAGGCAAAAAACCATACACGGGCACGACATCCGTCATATAACTCTCAAAATCATGGACATATATCAGGCACTCAACGAAATGCGAAAACTCTCCAAGCAGAAGCAGCCTTTCTCCTTCAAGTTTATGAGTTACAATAGATCCACTCAATCCACAGAGGGGATTGTTGAGGTGCCACGTGCATGGCTCACACGCCGTTCCAAAATCGTCCAGTTCGAAAACTCCGAAATCATAGAACCTTACTACGACCTCACTCAGCACGAAAGCCGCCGGTTCTATCAATGTACGCTCATGGAGTTCAATGGTCAAAAAGTAGAGATGTCCTAAACCCGTCCTTTCTCTTTTTTACACAAATCCTAATTTCATACCATGGAAACAGTCAAAGCACCAAAAGGAATAATTCATACCCCAGTCGGGGTGTTTGCCGTCACAGAGGCACTATACGATTCATCCTATGACACCTACATGGACGCCATGTCCAAAGCCGACTGGGAGCGTGATGCCACCATTGTCATGGGCAAAAAAGTAGTGCCCTATGGAGTCAATAATAACCTCCCGGATGTAATGAGAGACCTCATCGATGACAATCACCTGGTGTCATCACTCATTCAGCGTGAAGCGGGACTGCTCTATGGTGCCGGTGCTTTCCTGTATAAAATCGTCTACAAAGACGGACAGATTACCCGGGAGTACTTGGAGGATAAGACCATCCAGGCTTGGTTAGACCAATGGGACCACAAGCGGTACATAGACATGGCCATGATTGAGTTCAAACACATGAAGGGTGTTTTTGCCAAAAGATACCTCAACAGGGGCGCTCGGATCAATAGGTCTCCTCAGATCAAGAGCATAGAGGTTGTGCCCGGCACAGATGCACGTCTCGCCTGGCCAGAGACAGGACCAAAGAGGCTGGAGTCTGTGCGGTTTATTTATACCGGAGATTTCACCAACGACTGCTTCCAGACAGGTATTTATACCTATCCTGTATATTCTCCGTCTGATCCCTTTCGCCACCGTGTGAGTATTGGATATCACAATAAATACAGCCTCGGCATGCAGTTCTACCCAAAACCCGCATTTTATGGTGGTCGCAAGTGGATTGCCAGATCCAACGATATTGCCGATGTACTGAAATACCTCGGCGAAAATGGAATTTCATCAGCTCATCATATCCAGGCCCCAGCAGGGTACTGGGAGGAAAAAAAAGAGCTGCTCAAAAAGCAGTATCCTTTGGCTACTGAGGCGTCTATAAATAAAAAGGTGGACGAACTCCAGGACGAACTCCTGGCCAAAATGGCCAAAACGCTCACGAGCAAAAAGAATACGGGGAAGTTCCTGTCAACTGTGACATTCTATGACGAAAACAATAACCTGTGCGAATGGAAAGTCTCTGCTATTGATCAAAAATTCAAGGACTATGTGGAGACACAGCTGAAAATTTCCGATCAGGCAGACTCCGCCATCACATCCACCGTGGGTGTACACCCCTCACTCTCCAACATCATCGTTGATGGCAAACTAGCCTCCGGTAGTGAAATCCTCTATGCATATAAATTATATATGGCCAGTGATACCACCATCCCCGAGGAAGTCATCTTTGAGCCGATCAATCAGGCCATAAGAGCCAACTTCCCGGACAAAAGCAACATCTTCATGGGTTTCTACCACCCTGAGGTGATGAAAGAGTCACAGGTATCACCATCCAATAGGGTCAAAGAATCTCAACCCACCACTTAATTAAAATCGACTATGCTCCTTCTCATAAACCGCACATCAGACTATCAGGCAGCCGCTGATGAGGTCAGACTCCTCACCGGAAACTATTACGCCAACAACAGCTTCGAGAGACTCCAGACCGACTGGATACTCGCCCAAGAAGAGGTCGTCAAGATCGTAGGCGCTGAGGTGATGAACCGCGCTTTGGCTTACTACCATTCAGACGCATATATCCCATTCACCAGCGGCTCATCAGCCTCCGGATCAGGCTCAGAAGACACCATCGATGGTGAGCTGGTGCACTATCTGCAAGTACCTATAGCTTTCCTGGCCACACACAATTACTATCAGTCAAACATGGTCTCCCATGAAGACACTGGCCGAAAGGTCAAAATCAACGATCAAAACGAGAAAATGCCTTGGGAGTGGATGATCGATCGTGATGACCTGGCTCAGCTCCGCAAGATTCACGGCACCATCGACCGGCTATTGGTTTGGCTGGAAGACAAGTCCATCACTCAGTGGATAGACAGTGCGCAGCGTATAGCCACCAGACAACTATTTGTCAACACCACTGCCATTTTCCAGGCTACCTATCCCATAGATCAGAGTCCACGTTTTTTTTATACCGTCCTGGCTTTCAATTTGGAGGTCCAGACCAGAATCATCAAAAAAGCAATCGGATCAGAGCTCTATCAGGCCCTGCTCACCTACTGGACCAACTTCCAGACCATAGATGAAGGATCCTCATCTCTCTCCAGCGGACTACCAGGTAGTGAGTCCTCAGAGTATTACGACGAACTCATTGCATTGATTCAGAAGGTCATTCCACTTTTCACCATGACCATTGCCGCCAGGAGGCTCAGTTTATCAGTGTTGCCGTATGGTGTTGTTCAGCAATTTCAGAGCCAGTTCCAGTCGCGCAAAAGCTCTCAGGTTCCTCAGTCCAAGGCCATAGATGAGTATTGTGCTCCTCTTCTATCGGAGGTTGAGTATGCCTTGGATGATATCAAGAAGCTCATCCAGGCATCAGATCCGGAGGCTACCGAATATCAGTTTCTCCCCACAAACTCCGAAACCAACAAATACTTCCGATCATGATCACCACCTTTCACCTTCCGTTCCCCGAGCGGTTCATCCAGTGTGTCCGTATGAACCAGGCACTCATGGAGGCTGGACTTACCATTGTCATCGACCGCCATCGCAAACCTATATATGATCATCTCAGCAGGTTCTTTCCTGTTTCCTACACCCTGGATCCCAAAGGATCTTTACCTGCCAACGTGGAGTACCTTCACAAAGAACCTTTCATCAGAGTTGGGTCCATCAAGGTTCCGTTGCTCTATTCTCCAGCCGTTATCGCTCGTTGCCGCTCTCTGTGGCAAGCCACCCGCGTGGTAGATTATTTTTTTATGGGCAAAATCAGTGCCCACAGAGCAGCCACACTCACACACTGGCAGGCTTCCCACCCTAATATAGGAAAGGTACTCATTGAGAATAGCCACAATGGGCGCACTCCTACCGGTGGTGCCTGGGATCAGAGATACTACACCCTCATGTCCAAATCCAAATTTGTGCTCTGCCCAAACGGATCATTCGTCTGGACCTATCGGTTTTTCGAAGCTATTCTGTGTGGAGCCATACCGGTGGTGTATGAGGATGCACCATGCTACGATGGGTTTCATTATCACCTCATGTCTGATTCCGGGTTGGTCTATGATCCGGATCTTGCTGAGCAAAACTTCCGGTTGGCACTCAAGCGCCTCACCATACCTCAGGATGTCATTCTTACTCAGATAGTCACTTAGCTCATGATCCAGTTCATCACTCACCAATTACCCTCATGGCAGGCCCGCAAAAAGATAGAAAACGGTGCCGCCACTTATTCTGAAGATATCATCACATCTCAGCAGTTGCATTGGGAAGAATTCTTTCGGGGAGATCCTCGCAATATCGTCATTAGTACGTGCCCTTTACTATCACAAGTAAATCAGCGCGATATTAAGGCTACAAGAGTAGATCTCGCCATTCAGTATCTCCATACCTTCCCATACGAAAACCCAATTGGATACATTCAAAAAATCGTCGCTGGGTTCACGCATCACAAAAGGCTCAAATCCACCCAATGGGTTTTCCTGTCAGCATATAGATCCTATGTAGATCAGATCAATGCTGCCGGGTTCAGGGCCTTCTTTGTTCCTATGAGTATCAACACCGCCCCTCTTCTGGAGCTGTCCCAGGCTCCAGTGTATACAGATCGCGTGATTTGGTTCGGCAATATCTATCACGACAAAAGCAAGCTCTACACATCTTTGGCGGGGTATGTTAGACAGGCCGGCTTGCAGTTGGACACCATCAGCCGGGGATTGTTCAATCGAACCACCCCGCTCTCCCAAACCGAGGCATGGGCTCGGATAGCTCAGTATAAGTACGGCATAGGGGTGGGTAGGTGTGCGCTGGAGATGTACACACTCGGTCTCCGGGTTGTCATCGCCGGTTCCAAGTTTGGGGGCATCGTCGCAGATCAGCACGATTTCGAGGTGCAAACCAAAACCAATTTCAATTCCCGTCTCATCACCTATGACAGAGATCCTAAGGCGGTGTTCAAAAAACTCCCCACTAGTTTTGTCCCTCATGTATCGTCTATCACAGAAATCAACCATACCGACGCCATTACTGATAAAATATGATACACCTCACAGATGACCAGCAGATCACTATTCCTGTGCCGTCCGCGTGGGATGAACTCACACCAGCACAGATTTTCACTTGTGTCACACACCACCTTCAGGACGCCACTTCCACTATTCCATTGTTCTTTACAATTGCCGGTATTCGTCGGGGTTGGCGCACGTTTGTTTGGGAGCGTGTCATGCCTGCATATATGGTAGAAGAAAAAAACGCGCACATCTCCACTCTATCAGATCAGCTTACATCCTGGATGTTTTCACCTAAAGATGACACCTCTGCCACGCTCAATTACGCCACCATTATCAATCACTTCCCGGTTATCAGAGTTAGATCCCGGCGCTTTGGTTTCAAGTATCACAAAGTCATTGGCCCGGCCAGTCTCCTTTCAGACATTTCATTCGGTGAGTTTCGCGCCGCTCTGGAGGAGTTAGATGAATACTTCGCATTGCATCATAGCGGCGAAGACCCCGTGCAGGTCTCCCTTCAGATGGACAGGTTCATTGCTTGCCTTTATCGTCCGCAGAGAGCGAACTTTTCAAAAATTTCAAAGTCAGAGACATTTGACGGCCATTGCCGCGAACCCTTCAATAGAAGTCTTATATCAAAAAACGCGCCTCTCGTTCGCTACATGTCTCCAGCTCATCGCACCATCATATTATTGTGGTTCACCTTTTGTGTCAGATACATTCAGGAGCAGGAGCTCATCATTGGTGGTAGAGCAGTCAGTCTCAGGGCTCTATTTCCGAAACCTCCAGAGGGTGAAGTCCACACATCACCCGCTCCTAAATCTCAGGGCGGATGGGCCTCCATTCTTTACAGCATCGCTCAGGAGGGACTCTTCGGCAATGCCGACCAGACAGATAAAGTTGCCCTCTTCGATGTGCTACTGTATCTATACGATCAGCACCAGCGAAACCAGGCCCTCAAACGCAAGTATGCCACCAAAGGCAAGTAAAGAGGGGTACCAAATCTCATATTTTCTTTAACTTTATCATCATGCAAAAGAATAAGAAGAGCAGAGTATTCAGGCAGGTTGCCTTTTCCCATACCATCATTACTGGCATCAATTCCCTGATAGAGAAAGGTGTCATCAGGATAGATGGAAACAAACTCTTTGTCTTTGAGGAGATCACCGGCCATACCACAGAAAAGAAATCTGCCTTCATCAAAAATGCATACTTGTACTTCCGGCTCAAACTCAAGAAGCCTCAGGGCACTATCGTAGAAGTGATCAATATTGAGACCAATCAGCTCATCGGCACCTATAACTCTCGCCCGATTCTTCCTCATTGAATAAATAACCCCACAAGATTCCTTTAGTCCTTTCCTTTTTCCATTCACCCACTATCTTCACTGGCATACTTCATGATATGCCTATGCTCTCCATTCCCGAGCTCGAAGCTCTTTGCCAAACCCTCGTAGACAGCATTCCTCAGCTGTCAGGCCACGTCATCGTGGCTGAAGACAATCAGGCCACCAGAAAACTCGCCGACAAGCAAAAGATCATCCTGGTGGGGGTTATCCCGTCCAGCGACACAGATGGCAGGCCTGGTATTCGTTCGGAGAAACAGACCGCCCTATTTTTTGTGGTCAAAAAGCACGACACCTCCGCTCCCGAAAGCCGGGAGCTCGCAGATTTTGCAGACACTCAGCAGGCGGCCTTAGCCATCCGTGAGTACATCCTCTCAGAGCAGGAAGATAACGGATGCAGCATCTTCTTTAGGCTCGTCACCACTAGCATCACCATCACTCCAGAGTACAACATTTTCGGCGGCTTCCTCGGATGGTCCATCACATTCGTATTCTGATTGTTCAAAACTCGTTCATAACTCATCTCAATACTCATCGCTATTCACAATATTCATTCATACCTTTCATCAAAAAACCACAGTTATGAAAAACACCATTCGTAAATCCATCATCATCGCCATCATGCTCTGTGCATCAGGCTTCCTATTCAGTTGTCAGGATGATATCACCGATCTTCAGGTATCTCCACCCCAAACCACCGCTCCTTCAGGAGGAGATACTGGCGGGGGTTCAGGTGGTGGTACATGCCCGGATTGTGGCGGTGGATAATCCACTCAAAGGGGTACTCGTAAAAATAAATGCATCAAAACCGCGTCTAATCGCGGTTTTTTTGCTATTATTCCACTACACAAGAGTCCCTATACTATCAAATGATTATAAGATTTTCCGCCATTCTTATTGTCGTTTGCTTTCAGGCGTTTTATGCACTATCAAATGATAGTGATTTTGAAAAAACCATTGCCAGCGCCAGGCAGCAAATCACAGTAAACACCCCTTCAGCCATCAGTCTCGCAGAGCAGGCCTCGCGCATTGCTATTTCATCAGGATCCAGGCTCCAGCTTGGACGGGCATACTGGATGCTCGGTTATCTCTATGAAATATCCGATAACCTGTCGCTGGCAGTGACACATTATCATCAGGCAGCGCTCATCTATCAGCGCCTGGATCGACCCTCAGATGTTGCCGCACTCATGGAGCAGTCTGGTCGTGCCAAATTAAACTTTGGCCTCTATCATCTCGCGCTCAAGGATTATCAGCGTGCTCTCGCAGCACTTTCATGCCATCCAGATGATCATCCCTGCCAGGCTACTTCCCACAGTTATAAGATTCTGTCCTCCCTACATTACGACATGGGCATCACTCACGCGCATCTCAGGCAGTACGATCAAGCCATTATGTTTTTCATTCGTGTACTCTCTCTCACCCGCCTACATGGAGACCTCTCAGATACTACGCTCATCAGTCATACACACAATGAAATAGGACGCGTATATCAGCATCTTGCCACTGATCAGCATTTGCCGCATTATTACGATAGCGCCACCCTTCATTTTCACAGGGCTCTATCCTACTCATCGGCGCCATTTCACACGTTCTATGTCAGAAATAACCTCGGTCACATGGCCCTTACTCGCCGCCAGTTGGATACGGCTTCTCATTGGCTCAGCCGGACCATGGATATTGGCGTTACGCTTCCGGCACATCAGGCCATCATCCCCACCCTCAACAACCTCGCTGAGCTGGCATTCCTCTCCGGAGACATTCACACTGCAGACTCATTGTTGCATCAGTCCATTCAGATAAATGTTCGGCAGTATTCCCCTGATCAAATCATCCAGGATCTACACTTACCGCTTGTCTTGCACAATACCCCCGAGCTCATCCGTAGTTATAGCCTTTTAGACAGTATTGCCATTGGTCACCCAGACATGAGCGCATTGCTGGCACGGGTTACTCAGATCACCCAGGCAGAGCAGGCTGCCAGAGCTCAGGAAATGGAAACCACCTATTTAGAGGAGATTAATCATATGCAAAAGGAGATCAAAGCCAAAGAAACGGATGACATCATTACCTATTGGCTCATCTTAGGCACCATTTCCATCATCAGCGGATCCGTTATTTATTTTCTCTCTGTTAAATTTGTCAAAGCTTCCAGGTATAAGCAGTCCATCGAGTCCAAGCTGTCTCGTATCCGTTCTAAGTATTCATCCTAAAATCAACATGGAAACATCCTTAATAGTCATTATCGTTATTGGAGTACTGCTAATAGTGGTAGTAGCTAAGGTAAAAATGAACAAGGATCTCAAGATTAAGCTTGGAAAGACTTCTCTTCAGGCGGCATTGGATAGCCTTGAACACTTTGACGTTAGCATTCATCATATCAATCCATTATCAGGGTTTATTGCAGCGAGTCATGATTACCGAAAGTTGGCCGTCTGTTATCTGGAGAGCATCCCGCTAGTTTATCCTTACACAAGTTTGATCAAGTGTGAAATCATTCAGGATGGAGAAACATCCTACTCCAAATCGACAGCAAGCACTATTGGTCGTGCTGCTGTTGGAGCTTTATTTGCCGGTGGCGCTGGATTGTTGTTAGGGGGAATGAGTGCCGCACAAAAAAAGAAAATCAAAATTAAAAAACTCCACCTCAAGCTGTTTTTTCGAGATCTTGATAACCCTTCTTTTACCCTCACTTTTTTCGAATCATACGATCAGAGCAAGGGCACGTCACCTATTGACAATGTAGACGGGAAGGATTTAGTCAAAGCTTTAGAGGAAATCAATAAATGGAAAGATGTTCTTGAAGTGATAATTGATTCCAACTTGAGTGCCGTAGGTGATGAATGATTATGCTCCAGAGTGGTACGAGGTGATATTGTCAGTCCTCATCTTTGTTGGTGGGCTTTGGCTGGTGATACGCTTTACCAATTGGCGCAAGGGTGGGTATAAGTAGGGGTTTACCGAATTATTCCCCTCTCAGTAAGTTCATCAGCTCGGCCTTCATCTCAGCATTCTCATCTTCCAGGTGGTTCACCAGGGAAATTGCCCGCTCCACCGCATCCAGTGAGTCGTTATCCTTTAGACTCTCCCGGATCCGCTTCATCAGGTCATAAAACTCCGCCCGACTCCACTTCTTTTCATCACTGGTCATGGGGCCAACTCCATCCATTAGCCATCTTCTGTTAACCTCAGGGAAAGCCATTAGTATTTTCTCCACCTTATCCACTCCCATTACAGATCCTTTTCTGAGTGTGCCAAATATGCTATGGCTTACACCTATTTGCCGAGCTATTTCCCGATCACTAAGACCTGTTTCTGCCAGGAACGTCAAAATTCTTTGCTGTATGCCTAATATATTTGACACTTTGTTATTTTTACTAGGTTGTTTTCGTTATGATTGTAAAATATATTTTACATGTAAGGTAAATGAATTTATACTTTCCTCTCTGCTTTAAGCTTTTCAACTCCAGCGCGAACCACTTCATAATACAAGTCTTTAAGATTTTCCTTCCGGTCGTTTTCAAGTTCTCTTTCTATCTGAAGTCTTTTTACTTCTGCGTGGAGTTCCGAAGGAACATCCAATTGAATCTTTGCCATGCCACCAATATTTTATATGTCTTTGATACAAATGTAAACTTTTAATATAATTATTTTGATATGTATATATCTATTATATATGTTTGTATCAAAGTAATACTTTAGATACCTACAAACATCATGAATCAGGAAACGATACTCAAATTCACCTATCAGGAAACAGAAATAGATTTCCTACAGTCTTCCAGTTCCATTATGGTCAATGCCACAGAGATGGCTAAACTATTTGGAAAACGCGTAGACGTGTTCTTGAAATCTGATCACGCTCAAGCCTTCATTGAAGCATTAAAGCTCACACCATATGGTGGGAGCTTTGATAGTTTGGCGGATGCCGATATTATAAAATCAAGAAGCGGATCACGGACTTATTTCCATCGCCTTCTGGCACTCAAGTTTGCCGCATGGTTAAGTCCGGAGTTTGAAGTTTGGGTATACTCCACCATAGACCATATTCTGTTCAGCTACTACCATGAGCTGGAGGCCAATCTAAACGAAACAGCTCGGGTGGACACTGAAATTGAGAAGTATAATAATGAGCTGATGGAGATGGACACCTATCAGCAGCTGAACCGGCTCAAGAAACAAAAGAGCCAGTTAGTTGCTCAGCGCTCAGTCATTTCCAGAACTCAGCTCAACTTCCTCAAAGAACTTTATAAAAATTAAACAATGCGATACACCTATATCATCAAACACTTAGATGCTCCACAGCTGCTTTCAGGCGCAATTCACCGTCCTGAGGAAATTATTGCCCGTAAGAAGAGCGCTGCAAAAGCACGGAAATTTCTCTTACGCTTTGGTATACAGACAAAGGATCGCCTACAGAAGGAAGTAGCCTTTCTTATCCCCAATACCAGAGAAAAACTTATCCAGATAAATCGAATAGGGCATTCATAAAATCAGGCTGACTAACACCATGCACGAATTCAACCGAAAAGAAATCACCCAAGATCAGATGCTTCAGCAGTTGGGGTCACTCATTACTAAAAATCATCAGATACCCGAGCATACCCGAAAGAACCTCCTTGAAAACAAAAGCATCAAGGATTTCTGTGAAGAGTCCCGGCACTTTGCTTTGCTAAAAAAGATGGGTGGAAAGGATCTCCACATTCATTATGATGTCAGTTCATGGTTCTTACCACCCAATGGAGTCACAATCAAAATCCAGACCATTGGTATCTATGAAAATTACCTGGAGTATGAAATCGCACGTCAAAAGGCCCTGAACAGCACTCCTCATTCTTACAGTCCAAACCAAAACTAACCATTCCACAAAATGACAAACGAAGACGTTTTAGCAGAAATAGAGCAATTAGGATGTCTGTCAATAGATAGGCTTTTCTGGATAGCTCTCTCAACAGATAACAGGGATCTTCATAGTTTCCTTGATGAGATTGATTTTGAACAGTATGTCCAAATCATCCCATGGGTAGAGGACACCAATAATCACCGGGTAAAATTTGCAACGGGCTATGGAGGGGATTGGAAAGCAGTCATGGATGAGTTCGGCTTATTTGGATTCATTGCTGAAGTGCACATCCCTCACATTTCTAATGTTTTTTTCGGCGATGATGGAGAACCACAGTCTTGGACAGTAAAACTAGGCGTGTGCTCCTATCACTATGTCTATGCTGAGGACACCGATGACCTTCTGGAGGCAATTAAGGACATATATAATCGACGATTAAGCGAGATGGTCAACGAGGCCCGAAAAACTTCCTGACAAATGGCCTGCTCTTGTGTAAATATCATTCCGCAAAGTGAAGAATGCTACGCCCAGCAGATCACCGTAGATATTCCTCCACACATGCATCAATACAGAGACAGTAGACTCAAGCAAGGTCTCAGTAGCAAGGTGTCCATTGACCCTTGCATTTACGATGAAATCTGTCAGCTCTGGGATATGGGTATCATCACATACGGTTCATGCTGTGGTCACAATTTGGAACAATCCTTTGTAAATGTATCACCAGACCATATTGATCAGATGTTAACCATGGGGTATGTCCATAATCATCCAGACCCCTTACGAAAAGACACATTCAAACTAAAAACCGCCTGACCAATGAATAAAGCTCAGAAAAAACGATTTACGGAATTCTGCAAAGATCAAATTGCTCTCTTAGAAGAGCAGAGGACTGAAATAGAGCAAGAAATCATATACTACCAGACCATTGATTATAAGCAGTATGTGAAATTGATCACCTGTTCAATCTATGATGACACATCCAAATCACAGACCTTTTTCATTGTATCAGACCCTGACAAAAAGAAGAATGCTGATACCTTTCCTCAGCCCGGACGACTACTTCCGGCACATCCCAATTTTCCACACTTTAGATGCTTTGTTCACAGCACTGAAAAAGGGCAGTGTGTCTCCCACTTAGACAGTGGATTCAAGATTGGGTCTCTCAGTGAAATTCAAGGTACATATGATGATGCCTTAGAATCATTCCTGAAGTTTGATCCATCAAAAGATGACATAAACACGGCCATCAATCGTGCGCAAAAAACCATAGTAAGTTCCGGATTAGAATATCCAGTTAACCAACTCACAAAAACAAACAACAATGGACCTCACTGACCTCACCATGGAACTCTCCCATTTCGGACATGTCCAGATTTGCCATGCCAATACCGTTTTCACTCTCCTAATGACCGGCCACGGCCTGGACAATGCAAAGACCTATTGCTCTATCCAAACCAAAGTCTTAAATCAAGTGGGTGATCATTTCCCATACATAGAAGCCATGAGAAATGACACCAACTTTTTTTGCGTAGTTCTATCACCAAACCCAAAAACATCATGACCTGTGTCCACTGTGGCAAAGATCCCGGCACCCATCCCTCTAACCCTTTACTATGGTTTGGCTTCAAGGATGCCGATACCGGAGAGCTCTCCTGTAGAGCGTGTATACCGGTGCATTACAAGAAAAAGAACCTTGGGCCCTTTGCTCATATGTATAGCGAATTACCCGTCATTATAAAGCCAACAGAAACTGTAAAATCATGAAACCATTCACTGAACGCCAATACCAAACTGCATACAATGCACTTCTTAAAATCATAGAAGTGAAAGACCGAAGAGAAATGAAGCTCACCTGGATTCAAAGTGAAGGAAGTGATCCTTCTGGAGCGAGTAACTGCTTAATGACTTTAAGCGATTTTGAAGTAGAAGTGAAGCGGCTCATGCATGGCCTGGTTGAACTACAGCGGACTGGTGAGTTTTATTTAGCAGATAATTCTCAAGAATCAGACGAATCGCTTGACATGGACAGCGCAGAATTGGTGCTCCTCAGGAAATGTTTCGGAACATTTGATCGGGAGGTGATTGAGCAAATAGCGAAAGAAGGTGTAGGATCTCCTGCAGGTAAAACCCTAATCAATGATATAGCTAAATCAATACAGTCATGAAAGAACGTCCCATCCTATTTAGTACACCCATGGTTCGGTATGGGCCATCACTTTTAAAGTTATTTCCACAAACGGTAAACCTCGAAACAAATGAAAATGGCAAAAGCAAGTCAGGATGACTTGGATAAAATGAGACTCTTCTATGAGGTAATGGAAGCCTACTATCAAGCTGCCTGTGAAAACCTTCATGATTTCACTGATCTTTTTAAGGATTCTGAAATGGAACAAATCAGTTCTGCATTCAACGACAAAGGAGAATTTGATATTGATGATTTCTTGCGCCTTTCATACGATCACCTGCTCTCCGGATTCTTCCGTGTCCATTTCGGATATCAAGTGTTACTTAGTAATGCTTGTGATCCCTCAGAAGATTCACTCCAGTTTAAGGACTGGATCAAGCAATCCATAGAAGTACTATCAGAAATCGATGAATATATCTCACCAAACCCCACAAACTACATCGGATTTGACTCCACTCTACATCAGAAAGTAAAGTCTGTATTATCACTCCATGAAAAATCGCTATTATGAAAAACTTAAACACACACCTCGCCATCTTCGAACTCCTCGAAGATTCAGATCCCGTCATCAAGGTAGCTACCAGGCTCCAGCACCTCATAGATTACTATGAGGAGGGCCGTGATTACTATCAGAAAAACATCAGCGTAGAAGACTCCTTTGATCATGATGAGACCATCGCTTTTTTAGATGTCCTCCAGACCCTTACCGGCAAGATCATCAATCCCACAGGTCCTGTCACAATGATACTCACCCGTGGCACCCAGTCCTTAAATGTGCTCCCCATTTCCAGTGTCTTTGAGCACTGGACACTCCCACAGGTTCTGAGCATCCTCCAGTCAGTCAAGTCCGCACTCGTGCTATACCTCCATGCAGACAACTGTATTCAGTTCAAGACCGCTTACGCCACACTAAATAACTGGTATTCATTTTTCACCCAGTTGGAGCCATGATGACAGAGGTTACTACTGGCCATGATCATTCTGGCTTGCGATATCGCATTGTGGTAGATGAGATTGGCAAGTACCACATCCAGACTCCACGTTCCAAAGGTAAGTGGAGAGTCCTTCGCGGTGGTTTCACCAGGGAGAAAGCCTTCTATCTCATAAAAGAAAAAGGGATTTCCGGCATTCGCCAGATAAACCTCAATGAGAAGTTCGGTTTCATACTTTTCCTCCTTCTTATGACCATCATCATGATACTCCTCAGATAAAGAATAGTGGTTAGGTGTTTTTTTCAGGTTGGGTTGAACCCGCACCCTTTGGGTGCGGGTTCTTAGTTGCTAGGCACCCCATTTCGGCCATATTCTAGCACTTATCACCCGTTTTACACCACTTCTTCCCGAATTTTTACGATATATCCAATTGACTGTCAGATATATGCAGTCTTTTGCCGTCCCTTCGCTTTTTTCACACTACCGCGGAAGCCCGTTCCGCCCTCTTTTGTATGTGCAATTGCAAAAGAGGTTGGTTTGGTGATATATGATTAGCTCTTGTCCTTTCACACCCTGATCTCCTGGATAGTTTAGCTTATAATATTACAAGAGATGAGTATTATTCAGAAGGAGTTTATCAGGAGGGTACTTGAGGATGAGGCTAATAGGATGGAAAAAAACCAGGGGTTGCAAATGAAAAGACTCCTGCACTTCCACACTGGCAACTTGTTTAATGGGAGGCAATTTACTGTGAAGCAGGGAGCAGACCTGGACGGTGTACTCACCATCAAATTCAAGATTTATCAACGCTTTCTGGACATGAAAAGGAAAGTCCGATCTAAGAATGGTAACATCCGAAATCGCCAATATTCAATCCACAACAAATATGTGTTTGGGCACTTCTATTCGATTGGAGACCGGCTTATGTACGAGCTGACAGAAGATCTGATTGAAGGAATAAAACGAGACCTCAAAATTTCAAACTGATGGCTAAAACAGTAACCGAAGAAAACCTCCTACTGAACATGATTGTGAAGGGCGACAAGGCTCGCGCTGAGGTGAATAAACTTGATCGTGCTTACCGTGATTTATCCAAAGAAGTGGAGTATTTGGAATCCGCACAAAAGAAACTACGAGCAGAGGGGAAGAAAGATAGTCAAGGGTACAGGGAGCTCACTGCGGAAATAAATGCTAAGAAAACCGCTATGGATCAGGCCTCTGCTGAGCTAGAACACATGCGCAAAAACATGGATATAAACAGGATGTCCATGCGAGACTTGCGAGCTGAGATGACCAGGCTTAGAAGACTAGCCACGGATCCACTAAATAAGGAATGGCAAAAGCATGCTGCTAGGCTGCAAGTAGTAAAAGCCAGATATGGAGAGCTCCAGGCTCGCGCTAAGGCCACATCGATTACCCTCCAAGGGCTCACATCTACATTAAACAGAATGTATGGATCGATAGCCGCTGGTGTTGCCACATTTGCAGCCCTAGCCTTTGGTATCCGAAGAGCTACTGATGAGTTTACAAAGTTTGATGATAAGATTGCCGACGTTCAGAAAACCACCGGTCTGGCAAAATCCGAAGTTCTTGAGATGAACGAGGAATTGAAGGACATTAACTTCATTGATACCAGGACCTCACAAGAGGGTTTACTTGGTCTACTCAGAATTGCTGGAAAACTCGGAACAGAAGGCACTGATAATCTTTTGGGTTTTGTTAAAGCTACAGATCAAATAGCTGTTGCCCTCACTGAGGATCTAGGTGGAGATATAGAGGAGAGTATTAATACATTGGGAAAACTTGTTGGGATTTTCGATGTATCCGATGAATTCGGGGTAGAGGAAGCGCTGCTAAAAGTTGGATCATCAATTAACGAATTAGGAGCGAGCAGTGAGGCCAATGAAGGGTATATCGTTGATTTCACCAAGCGCCTTGCCGGAGTAGCCCCCGGAGCTAAAATTTCCATTGCCAATATCATGGGGATGGGCGCCGCGTTGGATGTGGCCGGTCAGTCTGTAGAAGTATCGGGAACAGCCATTTCCCAGATTATTACTAAAATGTTTGATGACACAGCCACCTTCGCGAAAGTGGCAGGTATGGAGGTTGCTGATTTCTCGAATCTCCTGGAAACTGATGCTAACGCGGCTTTCATCACATTACTTGAAGGGGTGAAGGGAAATGATGAGCGGATGGCCATGATGGTAGGTCGCCTGAAAGAATTGGGAATAGATGGGGTGAGGGCCACCAATGTAATGGGAGTACTCGCTAACAACGTTGAGGAACTTAAAAAGCAACAATTATTAGCCAATAAAGCATTTGAGGAAGGGACCTCCATTACCGATGAATTCAACATCAAAAATCAGACGGCTGGAGCTGAGCTTGAAAAAGTACAGAAACAGATCAATAACCTTTGGGTGGAGTTAGGTGAGCGATTATTCCCTACAGTAATGGAGGGCACCAAACTATTCAAATCCTTCCTTGAGGTACTAATCTTATTGTTCGATTTCATAAAGATTCATTATCGAATAATTCTCACTTTGGCTGCTGCAATGGCCGGGTATCAAGCGGTGGTAATCTCCAGTACAATAGCAACCAAAGCAGCCACCATCGCCACCAGGTTGTGGAATTTAGCGTTGAGGGCTAACCCCATTGGATTGGTTGTTTCGCTGCTCACCGGGTTGGCTGCTGCCATGTACTTCTATTCCAGGAGAACTAAGGAAGCCATCGACACTCAGGAGTTACTCAATGATGTACAGAAAAAATCTATGGATGGTATGAAGGAAGAGCAAAATCAAATTAACACTCTTCTGAAAATTGCCCGAAATAAAGAGCTGTCTGATGGAGCGAGAAAAGAGGCCATTAAACAACTCGTAGCGATCAGCCCCGAGTACTTAAGTTCTTTGAGTTTAGAAACGATTAATACCGAGGCTGCTACCAGTGCTGTCAGAGACTATATCGACGCAAAGCAGGATCAGATAATGATTGATGAGATTCTTCTCAAGAAAAGGGAGATTAATAAGAAACAGGAGGATGCTCGCCAGACCATCTCTAGTTCAAAGGATGATCTCGCAAAAGACAGTGGCGGATTATATGGATGGGGTTCCAGAAGGGGAAAATCCATCAGGCTCAATAATCAGATCAGTGATGCAGAGGCTCAGCTCTCACAATTAGCCAAAGCAGAAGGAAGCCTGCAGGTTGCTTTGGATGAAATCGTCGAGCGTCAAGCACAGAGAGCAGCTGACAAGCGAGCTAAAATTGAGGAAAAAGAGGATGAAGAATCAAAGGCCAGGCGAATCAAGTACCTCTCTGATGAAGAGAAAGCACGTCAAAAAGCCATTCAGGAGTATCGGGCAAAAGTACTCTTAGAGTCAAAGTCACTGGTAGAGCAGGAAAGGATCGCTTACAAAGAGCGGATCAAGGAGGCCGGTCTTTATGGTAAAGCCATTACAAAAATGACCACCGAGGAGTTTTCTGTGTGGGAAGCGTTAAGATCGGCACATCAAGCCAATTTAGCGAAGATCGATGCTGACGCCATCAGTGCGGAAATCACCAGATATGAGAGCGTTTTTCAGTCCGAACTCAATGCTCTAAAAGTCAAACAAAACGAGGAATTAAAAGCCTTTAGTGGGACGAAGGATCAAAGAGAGGCGCTTATCAGGCAGCAAACCTCTGAAGAAGAGGCTTTGGTGAAAGCTAATTTGGAGAGTCTGCAATCACTGATACAGTTCACACTAGATACGAGCCGTTGGGAAGGCATTACTTCAGATGATGTATTGTCTGACGAGGAATACCAATTATTGAAAGAAAAGCTGGAATCAATCGGTTTATCTCTGTCAGAGATCGGACTTACTAAGAAAGAGCCGAAGACAGAAACCCCAAAGGAGCTTGGTTTTGGAGATACTGATGTATTAGGGTTTTCACAGGACGATTGGGCACTATTCTTCGATAATATTGCATCAGGAGAAAATGGCATTCAATCACTAATTTTTGCCACCAGAGCGCTCACAGAAGCGTGGCAGATGCATAATGACTATGTGTCTCAGGCTGAAAAGCGTAAGCTTGAAAACTTCGAAAAAGATACTGATGCCCGTAAGCAGGCCATCAATGATCAGATGGACAAAGAATTGGAGCGAGCTGAGGGTAATGCTGATCGTCAAAAAGCCATTCGGAAAAAATACAACAGTCAACTAGTTAAGCTCGATGCTGACCTTGATAAGAAAAAGGCTGAATTCGATTACAACCAGGCCAAAAGAGATAAGGAGACTGCTATCGCTTCAGCATTGGTCAACAGTTTCGCGGGCGCGGCACGGGCCTTTGCTGATTATGCATTCCCTGCCAGCGCCATTATAGCAAGCATTGTTACAGGCCTCGGGTTATATCAGGTTGGTAAAATTGCTTCCACCCCACTTCCCGAAATACCAGGACGAGAGGATGGCGGGTATCTCGATGTGTCCCGATCACAGGACCGTAGAATGTTCCGGGCTAAAAGAGATCCAGGTAAGAGGGGATATGTGCACACTCCTACCGTCATCACCGGAGAGAATGGTACTGAGTTTGTAGCATCCAACGAGGCTTTTGCCAACCCAACTGTACGCCCAATGTTGGACATTCTGGATACCGCACAGCGAAATGGCACTATCAGTACGGTCAATCTGACCAAAGTACTAAATGATAGACCTGCTGTATCAATGTACGGGTTGGAGAGGGGAGGCCATCTTTCTAATGCTCCACAGCCTGGCAACACTACCTCGATGCCACAGGATCCTGAAATTAAGAATCTCATTAGGAAAAACACCTCAGTAACAATGGCGCTTTACAATCAGCTTCGCAAGGGCATCAAAGCCGACGTTTCCCTCCTGGGGAAAGGGGGGTTTGTTGAAGCCGAGGAAGATCTTGACGAAATCAACAATAACGTAAATTTTTAAACATATGCTGAAGATTACTATATCTGGAGAACCCTTGGATCTACCTAAGGATATAGCGTTGAGTTTGATTTTTGAAAACCCAATGTTTGTCACGGATCGTATTCCCACAGCTCACAGCGTCTCCAGCAGCCTCCCCCCCACGGATAGAAATCTCCGATTACTAGGTCACCCGGAGCGCATCAACCGCAAAAACAGGCTCAGGGAATTTGAAGGGATTAGAGTCTATTTTGATTCTGTAATGTTCTTGAAGGGAGTTCTTGTCATGACGGAGTTTGATCAGGATATCAAGTTTTTCATCAGGGGAGCAATCTTTAGTGAGGAAATGAAGGCTCCAATCAATGAAGCTGATATGGACACCTACTCCTTTGGATCTGTGGGTAACAGGTTCACCCCAAATTTTTACCTCGCTGGAGATTTCGGATACCTTTATCGCGAGTATGTACATGATACACTCACTGGCTCCTCCGATACTCGCTTTGCTCCCATCAGGATTAAGGGCGTAGAATTTCCTGATGGAAACTCCCCTACTCCAACAGGATATGGCAACTATGCTACATCCATTATGTATTTCAACTTTTGGAACGCCTATCGAGAGGAGTTTATGCTTGGTTACCCATCTTTCCAAGCCCATACCGTTTGTTTTCCCTTCCTTTCGGTGAAGTACCTGGTGAGTGAAATATTCGATTCCTCCTTGATTAATAATCCTTTCACAGCTTCGGAACTTTCCAAGCTGGTAATCACCTCTACCTATCATCCCAGATTCAGTGATGTTGTTTTGTCGGCTTATCGAGGCGTATTGCTGGATTCAAGTGAGTTGGATGCGTCACAGTTTCTCAATCTGGAAAGCTTCACCACCTCCATGAATTTCAATGTACTTATCAAACAGATTCTCAAAATGTTCTGCATGACATTGTTTATCAAAGCGGATGAGTTTGAATTTAAGTACAACCGCGACATCATGGAGGAGTCCTCAAAAATAGACTGGTCCCAAAAACTGGTGGGAGACCTTGCCAGCTGGACGGAGGATGGGGAGGATTATAGCTATGGATATCAGGGATATCAGTCTATCGAAAAACCCTATGGGATTTCTGAGGTGGATAATATTGAAGACCTTGCGGCACTCACAGTGCCAGAAGGGGAAGAAAAACAGGTTTGGGTGACCAATACCAATCAGATGTTTGACCTCCGAAATAGATTTGAAGATGAAGGATCATCTTATGGAGGTATATCTCCAGAGTACGAGTTTGAAACTGAGGTACTAGATCCCGGTTTCGCTGCTGCTCCTAACACTCCTTCATCGGGATTCAACATGGTGTCTGATGTCACCCCTCTTCCAGTAAATATCCATCCATACTGGTGGGAAAACACAGGATCCCCCATCAAGTTTGGGAGGTGGTATGTGCCAGAGTGGGAAGGGGATCGCCTTCAGAGGCCCGCTATCCCAAATGTTATGATGTTTAGAGGCCTTGTGGACACACTGACTGACAAAGACGGTGAATCTCCCCCAGTCAAAGACCTCTATCCTTACCTTTCATCACACAATATTGATGCTTATGGCAACAATCTCGGTGATATTAGTCTTCACTGGGAAGGAGCAGATGGCCTCATTACTAATTACCATTCAGAATTCAAAAGCTGGATAGAATCTGAAAAACTCAAGGCTCGCGGCGCTTTCCTACTCACAGCACTGGATCTTAAAAATCTGGATATGAGTTCCAGACACCATGTGAGTGGGGTGGATTTTTTTATTGAAAAAGTAGAAGTAACCCTCTTTGCTAATAAAATTGAGAAAGCACGGGTTCATTTGGTAGAAGCACCCTATTTAGGTTCTGCTTCCGGAGGACTATAAACTGACCAGTCCTTTCCTATCAGGTAACGCTATTTATTTTCGCTTTAAGTGATATTATACTATGGAAAACGCAGATTGGGGTAAGCTTTTTGACCACACTAAGTCATTAGAAAAAAAAATGGATCAGGTGCTCCAGGCTCTCAATGGTGATGAGTTCAATCAATATCCAGGACTCATCGCCGAGCAAAAGAATGATAATGAATTCAGAGGGTATGTAAAAGATAAGCTGGAGACCATCACACGCAATCAGGAGCATCAAAAAAAAATCAATCTGGAAGTAAATGAACGACTGGAATCTGTGGAAGTGTTTGTTAAGTTCTTTACCACATTGGGAAAAATAAAGAGAACCACATGGATGATCATAGGCGCTATGATTGCCGGGGCTGGTTTGATGCTGACGAACATTGAAAAAATGGGTCATTGGGTTTACAAGATTACCCATTGAGTTAGATCTCTTACCCCTCACCTCTTGTCCTTTCCCAATAAGCCCTATCTCCTAGTTTAGAGTATTGAAAATCACTGATCGTTCCAATGACCATCATCCAGCAGCCATCTGAATACGAATTCGCCGGAAATTTCCCTGACATCATTGTGGAGACAGATGTTCCTATAGAATTTACGCTTGGTGGCAATTTCTATGCAGTCATTATTTTATCCGGAGGGTCGAGCTCCTGGCCGGTAGGAGCGGAAATCACAGGAGTCACATCAGGAGCCACAGGCAGTGTGGTGAGCTATAACAATAGCACCCTCACCCTAATCCTGGATAGTCTGGTCGGCACATTTTTAAATGGTGAAAATATCATTGGAGAATCTACTGGTGGAGGCATCGATACGGTGGAGGTGTTTAGTAACTCACTTTTAGACGAAACCTATATCCCCGATGAAGATGGATTGGTCACCATAGAGCTGAGAGAATTCTTTGAGAAAACACTGAACAAAGTAGTCGTTCCTGATATAGCGGAGAGTTCATATCACCAGGCAGAGGCATATGGACAATTCAACGTCACTATTGACGCTACTGAGCTGGTGTTTTATGTGGTTTTCGGTGGGGGAAAGAACTTACTGCCTACTATCGGGGAGAGGTGGCACACATGGCAGGAGCCATCCAAGCGAGTCAAACTATCAGACCCCGAGTGGCTCACCTTTTTTTCGAAGGAAGAATCCGTCGTCCGAGCCAACATTTACCACGATGGTGGGATTGACGAAATTGAAATTGAATACTTATCTCCTGACAAATTCACATCTGTTCAGGTGACACCCTCTTTAATCGGAGATGGTTTCAGTGGAGTATATAAAATTGAAGTTTGGGTGTCTGAACCCATTTCCGGCAGTGACTCTTCTGGGCTGGATGGTGATCCTATCAGCAATGTTCAGACCTACATTATCACACGCGAATCTTTTGATTTTGACGATCTCTTTTTGTTTTCAAACAGCCTTGGTGGCGTCGATACTATCAGATTCTATGGCGCTTTAGAGCAGATAGAACAGTTCGAAATAGATACCGCATTATTGGGCCGTGAGGATATCGAGTATTTTTCTGAGAGCGCTCGGGTATACAATAAGAACACCGGCATTTTCAGATCCCGTTGGGAGATGCTTTGGGCTCGGGACTTTTTCGCAAGTATTACCAAGTACCGGTATCAATACGAGCAACTAACCAGAATCAAAACCACGGGGAGCTTTCCATCCGTTCGTCACCTCTCCACCGTTTATGAATTCCAGTTTGCGGAAAGCGAGCCGGATACTTATCAGAACCACTATGATTTTTATGGATTGCCTGAGCCTCCGCAGGCTCCTTCAAACCTGGTAGCTATTAGTATAGGGGTTAGCGAGATATCACTTACATGGGATGATAATTCAATCACTGAAACTAGCTTCCTCTTGCAACGTTCCACATCCTCCGATTTTAGCAGCGGCGTTGCAGAAATACCAGGGATACCTTCCAATTCTGAATCCTATACAGATACGGCGCTTTTAGATGCCACGGTATACTACTACCGTTTAAAAGCGGTAGGATCTGAAGGGAGTAGTTCATGGAGTAACATAGCCTCAGCTACTACGGTGTTAGATTTCGGCAAAGCGCTTAGGTTCGACGGAAACAATGATTACATAAACTTGTCCTCTTCAGATCTAGTAGGAGAAAGTTTGCCCGACTCTTGGTCTTATTCTCTTTGGTTTAGGCATGACTATTCGGTGGGCAGCATGTCAACATTGCATGGAAATAGGCTACTACTAATAGGGACAACTGGGGGATCCAACCAAACTTGGCAACTCCAGTTTTTAAATGATCCTACTTTTGGATATTGTTTTAATATTTTGATGACCGAAAATGCAGGGGCCACACAGAACGATTATATAGCGCAGGAAGGTGGGACATTTGACAATGATTGGCACCATCTGGTTATTACCCGAGAACTTGTCGGGATGTATTATAGGATTAGATGTTATTTAGACGGCACACAACAGGCATGGTGGCCTTCAGGGGGCTTATATAAAGAAATATCTCAAACTGAATTTAATCAGCTATCAACCTACCCGGCAAACGTTTCCATTGGAGGTTCGTCCAGAACCTGGTTGGGATGTTTGAATGAAATATCATTCATCCACAAAAGACTATCACTCCTTGAGGTGCAGTCTCTATACAACGATGGAAAGGGAGAAAAACCAACCAATCTTTTTCCAGGGGATACTAAGCTATACCTAAGATTGAATGAATCCTCAGGATCCTCGGCCATAGATGAAAGTGGAAATGGGTATGATGGCGTTCTCACCAATTTTTCAGGAACTTATCGAATTGAAAATACTGACCCACCGCTAATTTAAAAAAGCCATGCACAAATACGCAATAGCCCTTTACCCAGAAACAAGCCTTGAGGAGTTACAATTGTTCGATGTGGTAACCCTTCCACGTTCAGAAATGACCACGGTTGCAATAGCGTTCAGCGAACCTATAACTGATCAAAGCGGACAGAGTGAGCCAGCACCAATAGCTTGGGCCTCTGGTTATGTTGTGGAATGTTCAGATTGGCAGCAAGAGCATACCGATATCATTAATGCGAGTATCGCGGCTTATAATGCCGCTCATCCCGAAAATCCAATACCATTGGAGCAAATAATGATTTGGGATAAGGGAGAATTCTTTGTTCAGCATTACGATGTGGTTACAGACTTATATAGACGTGATTGTGATTTTATGATTGTTCCAGCGGATCAATATGATACGAATCTTCAAGATATTGTTTCTAATCTTGGCCTCACACCGGAACAGGACGCCAAGCTTGGAATGCACTTTTCATGGATGGTAGAAGGGCTTCCTTATGTGCCTACAGTTAGAGAATTCAATGAGGCGACAATCACTACGATTTCAGGATGGCGAAAGGTGCCTGGTATTACATCCCTTTTCACGGATGGAGTTAATGATTTTTATGTGATCTGCATTAAACCATTGGTGGATGATTTAGGAGAGCGGGAGATTGTGTATCTGCTCGGGCTTGAGCAAACTGAGCCAAACTATACCATATGTCGGACAGCCGAAAGGGTCCTTCATTTTGTCTCTCCCAAAACTACCTCATAAAAACCATCTCCAGTCGCAGCCTGTTAGTATCCACGTGCACATAGATCATGGTGCTTTGGATGTTATCATGCCCCAGTAGTTTTTGAAGCACTTCCAGATGTCCGCCCTTCCTGAGAAACTCCGTGGCAAAGGTATGCCTGGCCACGTGAGTGGTCACATGCTTCCTTACACCAGCTTCTCGCATGATCACCTTCAGCTTTGCGTTAGTTTTCTGTTCAGAGATCACATCAAACAGCTTTCCCGTTCTGTTGGCTATATAACCTCTCGCTCGCTTGGTTAGAGGGACCACTACCTCTTTCACTCGCTTGGTGTGTCCTTTATACATTTCGAAAGTCAATAGATCACCATCCACATTCTTCTGGTTCATCCGGATCAGATCGCTATACCTCAGTCCCGTACAACAGCAAAAAAGAAAGTAACCAAGTACTCTCTTCTGATCCTCTGGTATATTGGAGGAGTTGTAGTATTCCTCCAGCTTAGATAACTCTCCATCCGTCAGGAAAACAATTCTACTCGTCGGCTGTAAGCGCTTGTAGTCCTCTGTTGATTTCAGGTTTACTTTCATTCCCCGCTTTTCTGCCAGTTTCACGTAGGCCATGAAGCGCTTGTTATACCTGTGCACGGTATTAAGTGAGAGGTGCCTGTTTCTGTAGTGTCCCTCCAGTTCCTCCAGGAGTAGGGTATTGATTTGAGAGAACTTCAAATCCTCCCTGAACTCAGCAATATTTTTAAGAATGGACAAATCTCCCTTTCTGGTATTCTTCGATATCATTCTTCGGCCAAACCTGCTCTCAATCTCTTCACGCATCCAAGGAATAAACAAGTGGCGATTGTCATATCTATCATAATCCTGTTTGAAACGACTGATCGACACATCCATATCAGAGTGCCTGTAATACATCAGTATGTCGTTGACCTTGGACTTTTCCTTTTGTATTTGGATATTATAATCACTCGCCTCCTGGTCCCCCTTATGCCTTTCTAGGAAAATGCCGGACTTATTATCGAAGTAGTTCACAGGCCAGCTTACCCCCATGGGGATAGTGGTTCTTTCTGAGTTGATGATGATTTGGAGATACACAGCAGCGGATCCAGATAGGGACTGCTTATCCATTCTTATTCTGCAAGCCACACTAGCTCGCATAATTACCCGCGATATCGTGTGAAAAATTGGTGCTTTTCCCCTTCGGGAAATGCCCGTAGAGGACACTTTGATCAT